AAACATGGATATGTTGTAAAGGTAGCTAATAGTGAGGCTGAAGCTGATGACTATTACGTTAAATTCTATGGTCATAACAACCGAGATGGAGACGGAGTATGGGAAGAATGTGCAAAACCTGGCAGGAATGTAGAGTTTGATAAAGGCACTATGCCTATTCAATTAGTTAGACAAGCTAATGGAACATTTACTGTTTCACAAGTTACTTGGGAAAATGCTCTAGTTGGAGATACTTTAACTAACCCTGAGCCTTCATTTGTAGGTAATAAAATTAATCAATTAGTTTTCTTTAGAAATAGATTAGTTTTCCTAAGTGATGAAAACGTAATCATGTCAAGACCTGGAGAGTTTTTTAACTTCTGGTCTAAGACTGCTACTACATTCACACCTCAAGATGTTATTGATCTTTCGTGTAGTTCTGAATATCCGGCTATAGTATATGATGGTATTCAAGTTAATGCTGGATTATTATTATTTACTAAGAATCAACAATTTATGTTGACTACAGACAGTGATGTCTTAAGTCCAGAAACTGCTAAATTAAATGCAGTATCTTCTTATAACTTTAATTCTAAAACCAATCCAATATCTCTAGGCACAACCGTTGCATTCATTGATAATGCTAATCAGTATACACGTTTCTTTGAAATGTCTAACGTTGTAAGACAGGGTGAGCCAGATGTTATTGATCAAAGTAAAGTTATTTCTAGATTATTAGATAAAGATATAGAAATAATTTCAGTATCGAGAGAAAACTCAGTTGTATTTTTTAGTAAAAAGAATACTGATAAGATTTTCTGTTTTAAATATTTTACTACTGGAGAGCAAAGATTATTACAATCTTGGACTACATGGACATTAACAGGAAATATTCAATATCACTGCATTTTAGATGATGCTTTATATGTTATTACAAGAAATAATAATAAAGATCAAATGCTTAGATATTCTATGAAATTAGATGATAGTGGTCATTTTGTAACAGATACACGGGATACTGCTGATACTTTAGATGATTATGTATATCGTGTACATTTAGATCATGCTTCATCAATTACAACTGGTTCTAATACTTACAATAGTGCAACTATTAAAACTACAATTCCTAAACCTGATGGTTATGAAAGTACAAAACAATTAGTTGCTTATGAAACAGATGCAGGGAATGATTTAGGTAGATATGCAATGGTTACTGTTGATGGATCTAATTTAGAAATAGCTGGAGATTGGTCTAATAATACTTTTGTTATAGGTTATCTATATGAGATGGATGTTCAACTTCCAACCTTATATGTAACTCAACAAGTAGGAGATAAATTTAGATCTGATGCTAAATCATCTCTTACTATTCATAGAATTAAATTTAGCTTTGGACCATTAGGAGTATATTCGACTACTTTACAAAGAGTAGGTAAACCAGATTTTACAGAAACTAAAGAACTAGCTTTGGCTGGTTTTGTATCTGCTAGTAGATTACCGATAGTTAATGAAGTTATAGAGACAGTACCTTGTTATGAAAGAAATACAAACTTAACAGTAAACGTTAAATCAGAACATCCCGCACCAGCCACACTGTATTCATTGGCATGGGAAGGAGACTTTACAAATAGATTTTATAGACGTGTCTAAATTTATTCACCCAATAACATTAGAGGCTGCACTTGGTGTGGCTTCTAATCTTTTACCAGATGACCGTAGAGAAGTAGAAGAGGGTCATGGACATGATCCTGTCGTGGCAATACCCGACTGTGCCAATTATGGTGACAGCGTGTATTTCACAGTTCCAAACGGTGAGTTAGCCGGAGTAGCTGGAGTACAAGAAGGAGGCAGAATCTGGATGCTATGTACACCCGCTATTCATAAGTACCCACTAACTTTTGCAAGAGAAGCTAAAAGATATGTGGAAAGTAGACAAGAGAAGTTGCTCTGGAATATCGTTGATAAACGAAACAGAGTTCATATAAAACTACTCAGATTCCTGGGGTTCAAATTTTTAAGGGAATTAAAACACGGACCTAATCAATTACCATTTATGGAGTTTTGCCGTGTGTTTAGGAGCGGGTGCAGCAGCAGCCAATGAAAATGCTCGTAGAAGATATAAATACGAGCTTGAAAGAAGAGAAAGAAATTGGATGCAAACCACATCCATTTATAATGCTAAAAAAGTTAAATACGATGAAGATGTACAAAATGCTAATCTAGCTTCAGCTCAAGCTAAAGTTGATCAGCAAGAAGCTATGGATAAGGCTAGAGGTGAAGCTCAATTAAAATACCAAGAACTTTTTAATAATCTTTTAAAAGATACTAAGTATGGAAAATTAGCTGCATCTGGTCAAACTGGTCAATCTTTAAATAGATTAGCAACTATGGAATATGCTAAATATGGTAGAGATGTTTCTGAAATTGCAAGATATTTAACCCTAAATGATAGAGAATTAGCTCGTAAGAGTTCAGGAGAGATATCTAAATATAAACAATTTAAAGACAACGCATTTGCTAAAGTTGCATTCCAACCAATAGCAGATGTTGCACCACCAGAACCTGTTATGCAGAATGAAGGCATGGCTGCATTTATGGATGCTTTGTCTATAGGTGCTTCTGTGGCAAGTATGGGTGGAAGTTCAGGATTTAATTGGTGGTAAGAATGGACAGTTTTTTTAATTTTAGAGAAGCTGCTGACTACGCTTCTCCGTTAGAAGAGACTTATAAGTCAGTCAATATAAGTTATGACAGACGTGAAGAGTTAGAACAAGAGAATGATAAGACTAGGGAAAAAAATGCCAAGATGCCTTTAAAGGTTGCTGAAAAATTAATGGAGTTTGCACCTTCTGCTAAGAAAATGGTAGATGGTATTAATGAAAACCGAAGGCAACGTTTATTAAGTAAAGGTTATCAAGATATTGATGAGGAGTCTTTAGAAAAAGATCAGAATGCATTAAAAGATATTTTTGATATTGGTAAGGGTGAAAATTTTATTAAGAATGCAGCTTTAGAAAATAGTGATAACGTCACCTACGAAACTATAGATCTTAGTGGTGCTCATGGAGCAAGAAGGCGGCTGTTAATGATGGAAGAAATCAAAACAGGGATTGGTGTTAATTTTAATGCTTGGGTTACAAAGAATTACCCTGCTGGATTTAATACTGTACATGAAGCACGTCAAGCTTTTGATAGATATAAACAAGGAATACTTACTAATGCCGATCAATTAGGTTTTAATTTAAGGTTTACTAAAAATCAATTAGAAGATTCGTTTAATACAACCGAATCTGCATTTTACCAAACTACAAATGAAAAGATAACTTCTAAGAATGTTCTTAAAGAACAGAGCAGAATGATTGCTGAAGTTACTAATGCTTTAAACTCTGAAAATCCCTTACAAGCTTTTATAGAAGCCTCAGAATATAATATTGGATACTTTGAAGGTAACATAGCTAAAGCTGAAAGAGCATTCATAAACATAGGTATTATGGGTATGAAGAAAGGTTCTATTAATATTGATAAATTTGAAAGTGTCCTCTTTGGAGAAGTAACAGCTAAAGGAGATAAAACAAGAATATTAATAGATAAGTTAGGAGGAGGAGAACAGCATAGATTATGGGCTGAAGGTGTCCTTAATGAAATCGAGATTGCTAAAAAAGGTGTATTTGAAAATAAAGAAAGAAATAGAACTAACTATGCAAAAGGTTTTGTAGAAAAAATACAGGAAATCGAAAACGGGCGAAAAACTCGTATGACGAAACTTGAGTTAGCAACATACGTTACCGAGAACTGGGACATAACTCAAGGTGGAAGTACCATTCCTGAGTTTGTTAAAAACCGATTAGCGAAAGAACAAGGTGACGATATTCTTATCAAAGCACAATTAGATCACAAACTTGATAAAGGTCAACCTATTACAGAAAAAGAAGTACTAAAACTTAGTGATCCATTTCTTGAAGCACAATACTTACCTAAAGTTAAAAGTGGTAATCCATTAAAACCTTCACAAGATTTTAGAAATCTTGCTAAGGGTCATATTAAAGGTTATGCAACTATACATGCAAAACAAGCGGGTGTAGCTCCTGGAAAAGAGTCACCACAATGGAATAACATTGTTGAGAATGCTGAACGTGAATATCCAATATTGTTTGAAAAATATCTGGCAACTGCTGATAGTGCAGTAGATGCACATATTCAAGCTTTAAAAGAGATAGAAACAAAGACCAACGCTGGACATTACGATCACCTAGTTGTAAGAAGAAGTAAGAATAAACAAAGAAATATAGACTTAATTAAAGCTGAAGAACATATAAAAACCATTGACCCAAACATTATGAACACTGGTATTATTTTTGGTAGTGAAGAAATAATTAAAGAAGCTGCTGAATTACCAAGAGGTCAAACACATTTATTCTATGAGCAACTTGCCAACAAAATTCCTGGCGTAACTGGAGCTGAAATTCAATACAAACAAGTAGAAATATATAACAAGATGAATGGTCTAGAAAAACCAATTAAATCTGACATTTTACTTGAATATGAAAAACTAAGTCCTACAGTACGTTTTTATCTATCTCATCACCCATCTAAAAAAAAAGTAGCTAGAGCAAAAATTCAAGCATATAAAGATGATAATAAAATTGAGTTAGATGAAATAGAAACTTTATTACCAGCTGCAAAAAAAATTGTAGAAAAGAAAATTAAAGAACAAGGTGGAGGTCGTCTTATGATGAATCTTTCTACTGAAGATTTCTTAGGACTTGATAAAGATTTACGAGAAAAACTTATGCCTACAGCACAGTGGGGTCAAGGTGAAGGTCCACAAGAAGGTAGTTGGCAGAAGATCAAAGGTGAAACAGGATACTACGTTTATAAAAATGGTGAATGGATTAGAAGCGGACAAAAAGGTCCAAGTCGAAAACTTAAATATGATGGACCTGTTGGTACATATAAAGATTTAGACGGCTTCTATAAAGATGGACCAAATACTGTTGCTAAAGCTGGACCAACTTGGAAATCATGGAAGCAACTTTCTGATGGTACATATATTAGATTTAATGGAAAAGAATGGGTTAAAGCTGAAGGTAATATGGCAATAGTTGACGAAGGTAGACCAGAATATGATGAGAACATAAGAAAAGCTTATGGCTGGGCAGATAAAGCTGGCGTTAAAGATGATGAGTATTTTGGAGAAATAGAAGGATATATAGACAGTGATGGTACTTTTAAAAAAATTTAAGTTAATTACTACGGTAATGCATTATGAGTTCTGATTATCAGATTGACATTGATGCTCAAGCTATACAGGATTCTGCACTTGAGTTCAATGAAATATATGAGGAGAATGAGAAAATTGAGGCTGAAAGAATCAGGCAAGAACAACTTCTCCGACAACAACAGGAACAAGCTCAAGCTGAGTTTGATGATCCTAGAAATAAAGAAGGTGGAGGCGGATTAAGAGGAATTTCTAAGGAAATACGATCTGCTATAGGTGGAGGATTGCAAGATACTGCATCCTCTATTGTCACCCTACCTGAGAGAGCCATTGACATGTTCAGTGGTGAGATGGTAGAAGAACAACAAACAGAAAAAGGTTATGGTGCAGAATGGGATGATTGGTTTGTAGATGATGACAATCCAATAGAAACTAAGACATGGTGGGGAAGTGCTCTAAGGAGTCTTGTCCATTTTGGTTCTATGGCTGCTGCTATTATTCCAGCTGCAAAAGTAGTTGGTGTTACAGCTGCTACTACAGCAGTTGGTAGTTTAGTTAGAGGTGCTGGAATTGGTGCAGTATCTGATGTTATTTCTAAATATTCACAAGAAGATAATGGTCTCGCTATTTTAAGAGATCGTGTTGGTATGATTGATACACCATTAGCAACTAAAGAATATGATCACCCTGCAATGAAGACATTAAAAAATGTCGTAGAAGGTATGGGTATTGGTGTGATATTTGATGGTGTAGGTATAGCATTAGGTAAAGGTGTTAAAAAATTTAGAACACCTGAAGGTAAATATATTCCTGAATCAAATCAACTACCTAAAGGAACAATAGAAGAAGATGGAGTTCAAGATGCTATAGATAGAGCTTTGTCTAGAGAAGCTAATGTTGATGCACAAATAGAGGAAAAAGCTGTATTACAAGCTCAATCAATGAGAACAGGATATAGTGCTTATAAAAACAAACCTATTTCTGATTCATGGCAAGCAGCTCCTAACTCTACGGGTAAATCAGCTGATGTCTATTTCCAAAAACGAAAAATAGATACTGATTGGGGTTCACAATATGGTTCTACTGATAGTCCATTTACCCAACGTCAGATAGAGAATCTTTCTGAAAGTGCGGATATTGCAGAGAAAGAAATGGTAGAACTTATGAAGCCATTTATGTCTGATGCAAGAATCCAAGCAGAGATTAAGGCATTAAAAAGTGGACAATCATTGGCAGATAAATTCTATGAATCTATCCGAAGAGCACATGAGGTAATGCATGGAAGAGAGAGATTAGAAGATATAGATCCAGATATGTTTGCTGCATTTAATGCAAGAAGTGACACTATTCAAGGTGTAAAAGTTTGGCAAAATACTGATGCTATAGCTGCTGATTTTGTTGTAGGAGCATTAATGAGAAAAGCTAGAGATCATGGTATATCTGGAAGAGAACTATTTGATATTGCTGATTTAGCAGATGTAGATGGTCCTACTAGAGCGTTATATGACACTCTTGTTGGTGCAATAATTCAACGTAAAAAATCATCATATACTGCTGGTTTACACTTAAAGGGTTACGACATAAGAAATCCACAAACAAAAGTTGAGATTAAAAACAAAGTAAATGCTGAAATAGAGAACACAAAACTTGCCTATCAAGTAGCTTTTAAATATGCTGGTGACAATCCAGATGACAGTTTATTTAGAGCTTATTATGAAGCTGTCTCAATGAGTAATGACATTCATAACTTTGATGACTTTGATGCGTGGGTTAAAAGAAAGCTTAAAGGTGGTGAACTAGACGGTAAAGTTAAAACTGGTCTTCTTATAAAAGAGCTACAGGGTATAATGATCAATAGTGTTCTTAGTGGACCTAAGACTTCAGTAAGAGCAATTATGGGTACAGGATCTGCTACATTCTTAAGACCTTTTTCACAAATTATTGGTGCTACTATCACCGGAGATAAAACTACACAAAGAGCTGCTTTAGCAGCAATGAGTGGAATGATGGAATCTATTCCAGAAGCTTGGAAAGTATTCAGTACTAAATTAAATGCTTACTGGTCAGGAGATATCTCATCTATAAAAAGTAGATTCAATGAAGTTACTAAAGGTGATGAGCAATGGGCTATGCTTGGTGACTGGATAGAAAATAGTGGTAGAGCAAGTGCTGGAGATAAAGGTGCATACTATATGGCTAACATGGCTAGATCTTTGAATGACAATAAGTTTTTAACTTATTCTACTAAGATTATGGCTGCCACTGATGATACTTTTGGCTTTATATTGGCTAGATCTAGAGCGAAAGAAAAGGCAATGCGTCTTGCTATGGATGCATACAATAAAGGAGATATTACTGAAATAACACCAGATCTTCTTAAAAATGCACAAGATAGATTTTATTCTCAAATAACAGATGCTGACGGAAATATCACAGAAGCTGCAACTTTGTTTGCTAAGAAAGAAGCTACATTAACAACTGATTTAACTGGTTTTTCTGAGGGATTAAATAAAGTATTTGAAGCAACACCTTGGGCTAAACCATTTTTCTTGTTTGCAAGAACAGGTGTAAACGGTTTATCTCTAACTGCTAAACATACGCCAGGTTTTAACTTTTTAGTTAAGGAATGGAATGATATAGCTTTTGCTGATCCTAGTAATCTAGCTGGTTTACAAAGATATGGAATAGAAACAGCAGAAGATTTAGCTAATGCAAAAGCATTACAAGTTGGAAGATTAGCTATTGGTGGTTCTATTATTTCTATGGCTGCACTTCACTTTATGAATGGTGGGCTTACTGGTAATGGACCAGCTGATAGACAGCAAAGACAAGCATGGATTGATGGAGGATATAAACCTAGAACTATCACAATTGGAGGAGTACAAGTTAGTTATGATTCATTTGAACCATTTAACTTAATACTTTCTACTATTGCTGATATTGGTGATTACAGTCAATTAATGGGAGAAGAGTGGACAGAAGATAATTTACAGAAATTAGCATTAGTCGTTGCTCAAGGTATATCAAGTAAATCTTACTTGGCTGGTATGCAGCAGTTTGTAGATCTCTTTGGAGGTCAAGCTGGATCATTTGAAAGGATTATTTCTGGATTAATTAACAACCAAATACCTATGTCTTCATTAAGAAATGAGTTAGGTAAAGTATTTAATCCACATATGAAAGAGTTAAATTCTGGAATATGGGAATCAATAAGAAATAGAAACTTAATTACTGAAGGTTTGGCTATTGATAAACTACCTACTAAATACGACATGTTAAATGGAAGACCAATTAAAGATTGGGATTTTCCAACTCGTATGTTTAATATGTTTAGTCCTTTCCATATAAACTTAGATCAAAGTGAAGGTAGAAAACTTTTGTTTGATAGTAAATATGACTTGAGACTGTCAACCTACTCATCCCCAGATGGAATAGATCTTAGTGATAATGCACTTCTTAGATCCTTATACATGAAAGCAATAGGTGAGCAAAACTTAGAAGCTAAATTAAATAAATTAGCTCAAAATCCAAAAGTTATTGCATCTATTCAACAAATGCAAGCTGATTTAAGAGCTGGTAAAAAAGAGATGAATCCTAGAACAGCCTATGTTCACAACAAAATAATTCATACATTATTTATGGATGCCAGAAAAAGAGCTTGGGCACAAGTACGTAATCATCCTGAAGCACTACAACTATACGCAGAAGATAAGAGAATCAATATACAAAATGAAACTTCATTAAATAAGACAAGAAATTATACAGATCAATTTGCAGAATCTAATGCTGAAAGCATGTTACTGCCTTACAGATAAATCCACCGCCAATTAAATAACAAAACGTTTGTAATAACAAATGGCGACAACTGAACATTTTTATACAGGCAATAACTCCACAACGAGTTTTGCCTTTACATTTCCATATTTAGCAAACAGCGATGTCAAAGTAGAACTTGACAACGTTGTAAAAACTGAAAATTCAAGTGGTCAAACAAATAACGACTACACCATTAATAATACAAATATTGTCTTTAACTCTGCTCCTGGAACGGGAGTAGCGATACATATTTATAGAACAACTAACGTAGATACAGCTCAAGCTCAATATGCAGCTGGTTCATCAATACGTGCAGCTGACTTAAATAATAACCAAACTCAATTATTGTACTCAGCTCAAGAAGCTGGTGGACAGTTAATAAGACAAACAGATTTAAAAGATTCAATAGTTAACTCAGCAAAAATTGCTGATGGTTCTATTGCAACAGGAGACTTAGCAGATAGTCTTATAACAACTGCAAAGATAGCATCTGATGCTGTAACTAGTGCAAAGATAGCTGATGATAGTATAGACTCTGAACATTATGTAGACGGATCTATTGATACAGCTCACTTAAGTAATAATCTAATTAATGACGGGAAACTTGCTTCTGATTGTGTTACTACTGCTAAAATTGCAGACGCTAATGTAACCACAGCTAAGATAGCTGATAGTAATATAACCACAGCAAAGATAGCAACAGACGCAGTTACTACAGCTAAAATAAACGGTGATGCAGTAACTGAAGCTAAGATTGCAAATAATTCCTGTACTGCTAATAAAATAGCAAATAATGCTGTATATACAAATGCAATACAAGATAATGCAGTTACAACTGCTAAGATTACAGATGCTAATATAACCACAGCAAAGATAGCAACAGACGCAGTTACTACAGCTAAGATAAATGGTGATGCAGTAACGGAAGCTAAGATTGCAAATAATGCTTGTACGGCTAATAAAGTTGCAACTAATGCAGTTACTACAAACAAGATAGCAGCAGACGCAGTTACTGGAGCTAAAATAGCTGATGATCAAATAGACTCTGAACATTACGTAGATGGATCTATTGACACAGCTCATATAGGTAATACTCAAGTTACAGATGCAAAACTAGCTTCTAACTCTGTTACCACATCTAAGATTACAGATGCTAACGTAACTACTGTTAAAATAGCAGACTCTAACGTAACACTAGCCAAGTTAGCTAGTGATTTAAAACAAACAAGTATATCAAATAGTGATACCCAACTTCCAACCTCTGGAGCTGTTGTAGATTATGTTGCAGCACAGATTGCACCTATTGGTGGATTAGAAGTTATAGCAGACGAAGATAACTTTCCAACATCCCAACCAGCTTCTGGTGTCGTAATTAGTATTTCAGATGCAGCTGGTATTGTTGTTAATGGTAGTGGTGTATCTACTACTGCTAGAACAGCTGGTAACGGATCTGATAACGTAACAATTAATAATTTCCCATCTAGTCTATATAATGAAACTTTAGCCTCAGGTGTAGGTCTAATGGTTTCATCTACTGGATCTAGTAACACATATAATTATCATAAACTTTTAGCAGCTGAGACTGATGTTAAACAACTTTCTGATGATATTAATGATTTTAATGCTCGTTATCGTGTAAATGCTGGAGAACCATCATCTAATAATGATGAAGGTGATTTAGTATATGATACTAACGCTAACAAAATGAAGGTGTACGATACCAGTACATCTGCATGGAAAGAAGTTACATCAACTGGAGACTTTAAATATTTATTCTTATGTCCAGCTGGTGGAAGTGGAGCACCTACACTTAATGGTAGTATAGCTACATATGACTTACGTGAAAGCAGTAACTCAGGTTCTTCTGCTAGTGTAACAAGTGCAGCTCAATTACTCGTAAGTATTAATGGTGTCGTCCAAAAAGCTAATACAGGTACATCTGCTCCGGCAGAAGGCTTTGCGTTAGTTGATGCTAATACTATTGTCTTTGGTGCTAATTTAGCTAGTGGAGACTCTGTATTTATAGTTCAATTTGGATCTGCTTTAACTATTACAACTCCTGGAGATGGTACAGTTAGTGCAGCTAAAATTGCAAGTGGTGCGGTTACTACAGTTAAAATTGCAGATGATGCAGTTACTTCAGCTAAGATTGCAGATGATGCGATAACCACAGCTTTAATAGCTGACGACGCTATAACTTCAGCTTTAATAGCTGACGACGCAGTTGTACAAGCTGCTATTGCTGACGCCTCTGTTGATGAAGCTAGACTACAAATATCTAATGCACCCACAAATGGTTATGTTTTAACAGCTCAATCTGGTAATACAGGTGGAATGACTTGGGAATTACCAGCAGCTGGAGCAACAGGTGGTAATAGTAATGCTAACGGTGTTTTCTGGGAAAACCAGAATACAGTTACACATGACTACACCATTCAAAATAATCATAATGCCGGTTCCTTTGGACCAATAACAATTAACAACGGAGTAACTGTAACGGTTGGCTCTGGTGAAACATGGACAATCGTTTAAAACTATGGCAATAACAATTAATGGCTCTACAGGAGTACAACTAGAAGATAACGATAAACAACAATTTGGAACAGGTGATGACCTACAAATTTATCATAATGGATCTTCGAGTTTTATTTCAGATGAAGGAACAGGATCATTAAAAATAACTACTAACGGAACTGGCGTAGATATACAAAAAGGATCTAGTGAAACCATTGCAAGATTTATAGCAGATGG